TCATTGCATCGCGCATAGATAGAGCACCATTAGTTACCTCTACCATCTGCTTAGATAGTGAGCCTAGTGATCTACCACTTTGTGCACCAAGTTGATCTAAACCTTTAATCATATTAGAGGTGTCAGCGGCCTTAGATAGCGCAGTAAATGCTGCACTAACTGCATATAAGTTAGCAGCAAATGTAGCATAGATGTGAACAAGCCCGCCCAAGCCTTGAGCTTGTGCAGCAAAATCTCTGCCTGCAGCACCTGTACTACCTGTCACAGCACGACTTAAATTAGTATCGCTTGCACCTCCACCTGGAGTAGCAGCTGCAGCTCTATAGGCCGCAGATACTGGCTGACTAGCAGCCACACCCTGGCGAGCAGCCATAGTTGCTGTTGGTATTCTTATAGAAGCAGCAGCATCAGCAGCCCCTCTAAGAGTGTTCTTTAACTGCTCTGCATTCTTATTGGCCTTATCTGTAGTACCATTATCTGCTACATTAACATCTATCTTAATGGTTTCTGCCATATATTCCCCTTATGCCATAAACGTAAAATTTTACGTCTTAATATTCACAGCCCCAATTATACCATCTATGGAAGTAGAAGTCAATAAGTAAATTTTTTTCGCTTATAAAAAAACCCCTGTACTTTTCAGTACAGGGGTTCTTTATTTCTTTGGCCTTTTAGCTTCACGTTCTTCTGCTAGAGCAGTAATTCTGTGTCTATCGATCATGTTTATGAGTTCAAACAGTGTTCGTCTATCTTCGACCGGTACATCTAATATAGTAAATATATCTAGTATACCTGCATAGCTTTTACCCAGGTATACTCCATTAAATCCATCCCACTCATCTCTCAACTTATTGTAGATTTGAAGGGCTTCTTGTGCATCTACTGGTAGATCTAAGTAGTCTACTGGTATTTCTGACTCTACTGGCTCGCTGCCAAGAGATTCGCACATTTCAAAATAGGCCTCCTTAGTCATTCCTAGGGAGCTATTTTGAAAGTAGGATTTTAATAAGTTATTTAATTCGAGGTACTGGTCTTCGTGAAATTTGATAGCTCAGTAACTGTTTCAGAGATAAAGGCATCAAAATTAGCAGAACTTTGCATTAAGAATAGGGCATTATCTTGGTCATAGGGCAGTTCATCATCAAGATTTTGTCCACTTAGGTCTACTGGAGCAAGTTGCTCGAGGTAACTAAGTTTCAAACCTTTCCAACCTTTAATACACGCATTAGTGTATAGCTGTAAGAATAATTTGTCATCTAATTCTTCAATAGGTTGACGATTCTTATAGGTTGTTTTTGTTGCCTTCTTACGAATACCTACTAAGGTTTCGCGTGAAAGAAATACTACGTTAACTTTAAATCCATTTAGTCCAGGGTAGTCTATTTCTACTGTTTTGCTGGGTACTAGAAGATTTTTTAACGAAAGAGCAGGAGCTGCATTTGACATTGATAATTATCCTATTTTTATAATATACACTAAAAAGAGGTACCGGTGATCAAGCCGGTACCTATGAAACCACGATTACGCGTGATAGTAACGAACTTCTAATTCGTTTGTATTTTCGATATCGATACCGGAAGCATCAAATGAATGAGCTTCTGCAGTAAAGTTGATAGTCGTTGACATAACTGCTGCGGCATCAATTGTTGGAATCTGTAAGAACGCCATTGGTAGTTCTAATTCAACCTTAGTTGTAGCTGCGGCACCACCAATCGATAAGATTAGTTGATACTTAGGTTCAATACCTGCTGAGGTAGCTGCATTAGCTAGTAGTGTGCTTAGTAAGCCGGCAGTATTTGTTGTACCCGTACGTAAGTAGGCAGTAACACTTCCACTAATAGCACGTGTGCCTGTGTAGTAACCTACTGGAAGATTAACAACGCCCAGGTTAGCTGGTGTTACATAAGTAACATTGTTGTTAATTGTAATTGATCCACCTGTTAAAGCTAGGTTATAAGGTGTACCAGTTCCGTTAATACCGCTAATTAGGGATATTGTGCTCAACTTATTAGTAATAAAGTCAGCAGTAGTATTCTTATATACATAGGCTGGAGCACTACCTGTTAATCCACCAGTAATTGTTGTTCCTGCTGATAGTGACGAAGCTGCATTCGATGGAAGACCAAATACTGCTTGAGTACTGATTTGACGTAAGGCTGTTCCCATTCCAGTCCATGCTACCATAGCAATACCGTCAAGACCAAAATCAATAACAGCTTGATTCATACAGCAGTTGTCGATAACATAGGTAATACCATCAACCACTAGAACCATGCCGAACTTAACTAGTTGATTCTTGTTACTTAGTGAGGTAGTTACTTCTGCGTAGTTAGTATTTGAGTTCCATGCAGTTCTTACTAGTTTAACGTCTATCCAGTCTGAAAGAGTTGTACTTGTTGATGCAGGTGCTGAAACCCAGCTAGCTGTGAAGCTAGTATTAGTGTTTACGCTAATGATTTTAATAGCAGTATTATGATCTGCTGAGGCATGGCCAGTAATCATTACTACTTCACCAGCTACTAGGTCACCGGTAGAACCGTTAGTGATTGTTAATATGTCATTAGCATAAGCTACTTGGGAAGGAGTTCCTGTACTGCCGCTCATATCTAGTGCAGTAGCATTAGAGGCATTGAAACTTACTGAACCTAATAGGGAGTTCCACAATACTGCTTCTTCTGCTTTAACAGTAGTATCTTTATAAGGACGAATATAGGTTGAGAATGAAAAGTCTGCTTGACCTAAACTTGTATTGAATGAACGTTGTCCACGAGTAGGTGTACTACCTGCTTCAGAGATAGTAATTGTATCAGCATTTGAAGTTTGACCAAATGTAAATCCATCAAGAACTTGCAATTCTTGTGTATTACTAGAGGTAAACCCAGATGCTGCTACAACACCAGTTGATGCATTTACGTTAGTAGTGTAAAATACTCTACTATTTCTAACTAGATTAAATGTTGCCATTTGTCTATTCCTTTAATTTTATGTATCCTGTGGACACATTACTAGATATTTATCTGTATTTGTGACGGCTAGGACACGATTTCTTATATAGCTTGAAGCTACGCATACTTACATAATCTGATAACGAACTTGTAAGTTAATTTCTCCAACAGCATAGGGCTGTAGTAGTCCTTCATCTGTTGTAATTGAAACAACTAAAATTTCGGTTGTTTCATAGTTATGTGTGGTATCATATACGAGAGATCTATTAGAATCTACTACTTTTTCTATATCCTCTAGCAACTGCTCTAGTTGCATTTGGGCATCTTCACCACGAGTGTAAACTTTTATGCTTACAGTTAAAAAGCCCCAGGCAAAGCCACCTGGCTCATATTGTCGAACCTCAGCTCCTGGACTCATATAAATACTGGGGAAGTCATTGACCTCATCCCAAAACTTTAGTTTAGCATAGGCATTACCATAAACATTTGAAGGATATGTAGTACCATCCAATAGCGTGCTAAACTTATCTGCTAGTGCAGTGATTATTGATGTTCTACGACTCATAATGCCTGTGCTCTTAGTTGGTTACTAACTCTTGTTACGGCAATTTCCCTAATAGATTGCGATATTAGTAATTTAGGGTCTCTTGATTTAGGAGTACCTTGTGCAAATCCTGGTTCAAATGTTTGATAAGGATTTTTCATATAGCTATAAAAAGCAGTAATCATTCCCTGTCTACTTTGACTCATTCTTTCAACTTTAGCAGATCCTGCAAATCTACCTGTACGATAATTTAGTATATTTTTACTAGTACCATCTCCCATATTTGCAGAAATTATATTCTGTAAATGAGTATTTATTAAAGTCTGTAAAGAAGTTAAATTAACTTTAGGTGCTTCTGTAGCAACTATTTTTGCTGGTACTTCTTTAATTTTACTAGGATTTGATTTTGTTGACTGTAGTTTAGACTTTATAGCTTTAAGTTTAGAGATTTCTTGTTTATTACTTTTAGGCTTTATAATTTTAGTAGTTTTTTTACCTACTAAAACTTTAGGCGATGTATAAACTTTCTCTTTATCTTTTTTACCAGTACGTATTATACTTGCTAAATCTTGTGCTAATAAATCTATAAAACTAGGAGACCCTTTAGATTCTAGTAAGGCTTTCCCAAGAACTGGGGAATTATTTATTATACTAGTCAGATCTTTTTCTGAAGGAGTAAATAGCTTACGTAATTCTATTAGTGCTGGAGAAGCTTCTTGACTTCCAGCCCCTTGATTTTTTGATGCTAACTGCATTTCTACTAAATATCTACTACCGCTTTTTATATAATTAGCATATAGGCTCTGATCAACAGCATTAGGTAGATTAGCACTAGCTAAGTCATCTTTTTCCAATTTAGATATATACTGATCTAAAACACTAATTAATAAGTCTCTTTGACTTTTTGCTAGTTTATCGGATTTTGCTATATTATTTTTAAATTCTTTTGTAAGATTAGTAGCAATGCCTATAACGTGGCCCTTATTAAAGTAATAACCTAATGAGGCTCTGCGTTTGGCTTCTTCTTGTATTAACTTTTTCTCAAATTCTATGGTTAACTCATAGTCCTGTTTACTACTAAAATCTTCTGGTACTATAGTTCTATGTAGCTCTGCTATTTCTTCATCAAAGTAAGTTCTTTCTGCATTTTTATATGCATCTTTTACTTCTGGATATTTATTTAGTACATTATTTAATTTAGTAGTAATAGTACCAAATCCAATAGATTCAAATTTAACAGCATTTTGACCATTAACTTTTATAAATACTCCACCTGCGGTACTACCTGTAGCACTAATTGATGGCTTAGCTATTGCTTCTAAAAAAGATTCTGCATCACTTGGACTTAGGTCTTTTCCAGTAATAGTATAAAACATCTCCTGCACAGTAGATTTAGTTATAGCAAAATCAGTTTTTGCAGCAGTTTGCTGACTAGTTCTTAAACTACTAGTTGAGTTAGTAATTACATTATTGTCTAACTTTTTTAATAGTTGTTTATAAACATGACTCTGTAGTACGCTACTAAATTCAGCTACAGACATACTAGTTTACCGTTAGTGCGTACTGATCAAAAATACGCTGAATTGCTGCTGGTAATTTACTATTTGTAATATACTCAATTTGACGATTATTACCACCAGGTGCTGCGTTGGAGTGTACTGCACTTTCGTGACGCATATAATACTGTATAAACTCTAGTACGCCTAACTTTAGCCCTTCTGGGCATCCATCATTACCAGCTACATAGATTAATCTATACCCTGCTGGTCTTAGTGGAAATACTGAATTGAACACACATTTTACAACTTGTTCTTTTTCTACATAAATCCAGTCTTTATATTGCGTTAAACTTTGCCAGGTTTGTCCATAATCTTCTGAATAGTTAACTGAAGAAATACTTACTACTGGCCCACTTGATGGAATTAGTACGGAGTTTCCTCCTTCGTATACTTCTGTTATTGTAGCTTGTGTATCAAGTAATGGATTTCTGCAAAAAATTCTTACAGCATCTGAAATTTTAGGAATTAAGAAGTCGATTAATGCATCTTGCGTGGTACTAGATATACCAGCATATGCTTTATATTCTGCTCTGGTTACTAGATTTGTCATATTCTTTCCTCTTGTCTTTTACATACTCCGACTAGCGAGGCATGTAAAAGACAGGACCGAAGTCCTGTCTTTATCTAACTTAGTAGATTAACCAATCCAACGTAAGGCAGAAACGCCAACGTTAGGACTGATTTGAGCCATACCAACACGCATTGAAGCCACCATCACACGAGCTTGTTCAGCTGCTAGTTCTTGTGTATCCATACGTAGACCACGCTGACTTCCTAATAGGAAGTTAGGGATATTAACTGCAAGAGCAGCCACATTAGTTAAACCAGATGCGCCTGCTGCTGTTGCTGCTGCACCAGTTAGTGGCTTAGATGGCATTTCACCAGAAGCAATAACCGGAGAACCGCCTATCATACCGATTTGACCTGTGATTACAGTAGCCAATGGACCTACTTTTTCCATAGTCATAAACTGATCGGCTTCCATTAAGTCATAGTAAACTTCGTTACTAACGATATAGGCTACATCAGCTGGGTCAAGACCATAGTTACCTAAAGAGGCACGTAGAGCACGCATTTTAGCTAAAGTTACAGTTGTTGCAACTGCATTTTGTTGAGCAGTTGCTGATGCGCCGGCACGATTAGCTAAACCACTAATTGGAACGGTAGAATCAGCAGCACCTACTAGTAGAGCACTGTCGATTGCTTTAGCGCAACGACGAACCATGGCTTCACGAATCATAGGCATTAGTACTAGTAGGGAATCTTCTTCCTCTTCATAGCCTACAAACTCTTTTGTTGCAATTTTATATGCATTCAGAGTAACTTCGTTTAGTTTATGACTAACAGCTGCACCGCCTGAAGTTGTATTCAGGGTTCTTGGGTCAGAACTACCAACAGGATTGAATGCAGTAACCCAAGTTGCTGATCCTACTTCAGGATTAACAGGGATACTCATTACATTTGTTTTCATCGCAATCTGACGGAATAGCGGAGCTACTACTAGTTTACGACGTAAAGCTTGTTCCATTTGTAGGGAAACTTCTAGTTCCCAAGGTGTAGCACCTGGAACGTGAGCTTGGCTAGACTTTTCTAACAATTGACGGCCATACTCTGTATCCTTGATAGACTTACCTAGAACGGTAGCTAGCATGGTTGCATGAATTTTTTCGTCCATAGTAACTGGATCTTGCTCAGACTTGTCTGCGAAAGTCATTTTCGACTTTTGCATAGCAGCAATTTCAGCTGACTTTTCTGCTAGAGCAGATTGTAGGCTGCTTAAGACTTCTTTTGTTGTTTGTTGCTGTTCGTTGAAACGCTTCTCAACTTCAGCCATTAGACGCTCAGCACCAGTATCAACTGTTTGTACAACAGGAGCTACTTCAGCTACTGCGGCTTTAACACGTGCCTGGATACGTGCCTCTAGTTCAGCTTCTTGAGCTGCTTTAGCGGCTTGAGCTTCTGCTTTAGCTGCTTCTTGAGCGGCAAAAGCTTTAGTGGTTTGTTCAACCGCTGATTTAGCTGCATCTGCAACCATTTGTTTGATTTCTTCTGGATTCATTTTCCATTCCTTCTGTGATATGCCGTCTGCTTCCTTAGAGGATTCTAGCCCTTTAGCTGATTCGCTTTCGGGTGCAAACTGCTGTTTAAATAATCTATATTCATCAGCATCGTTAAATGCTTTCGACAAACTAAATAGAGTGTTTTGGTTAGCAGGCACTGAAACTACTGATATTTCTACCAATTCCAGTTGCTTGATTACAAATAACTCAGTTGCAGCATTATATTCAGCATCTATAACTCTGAATCCAACGCTAAACGCGGTTACTACCCCGTCTTTTACTAAATTGAAAATATCAGCAGCAGCCGATATTCGTGCTTTTACCCATAAACCCGTGCTGTCAATTCTATGCGATACCATGCGACCCACTGGATCATCATAGTCATGCTGTGCAAGAATGATTGGATTTTTCAAGTAGTTCTTTATTCCTGCTTCCCAAACGCTGGCAGGAACTACGTCCCCTTGTCTGTCTACATCTTGAGTACTTGCGTACCCTTCGATATAAACCGAATCACTAGGTTCATTGGTTGCAGGAGCTGCTTTAGTAAAAGTACTATTAAGATATAATACTTTGTTCTTATTCATAAGACTCCTTTTTAAGTGCTCGTACTATCTTTAGTAGGAGCCCCACCTTGCGACGGATTGACAGCAGAGCCAGCAATATTAGCTGGAACTCTAATCTGATCTAAACCTGCAATTTTGTCATAGCGTAACTCATCACGTGCCTCATTAGGAGTTATAATTCCCGCATTTACTAAGGTTGAGTGATATGCTGCTATATCTTTTAATTCGGGCTGTAGACTTGTAACATTTGAAGTTATTGCGTCTATGTCATACCCAAAATATCTTTCTAATGCTGATGTATATTTACGAATTATAGGCATTACTGTTTCTAAGTAAAACATTCTTAAATTCGGTGCTATATTAGCATTATTCCCACCATCTAATAAGATTGGTGGGACTCCAATTGACTTTAATATTTTAGTATCATGAGATTTGATTGAGTTATCAAAATCCATGTCCTGAAAGCTAGTATTAAGTAAATTTGATGGTTTTAGACCGCTATCTAAAATCATAGGGCGACGAGCCCCATTCTTTGGATTATACTTTGCGATCCAATTTTGTATTGTTTTTTCTTTTGCTTGAGAGCTGAGTGTATTATCGCTAGTTAGCACAATACCAGGTATTGCACCATTTTCAAAGAATGAATCTTGAAAATTCTGCATTTTATACATAATCTGCATAGATCTAGAACTTGCTTCTAGCCTACTTGCTCCACGATAAATAGACGTACTATTTAAATCTTTTATGTGAATAATCTCTGTTGGCTTAAATAGTACTGTATTATTATATTTATAACTATGAATAAACGTCTTTTCATCAGGCTGAATTTGTACATTAACAGCAGGTAAATGATAGAGGTGTGCTCCATCATAGTACATAAAAATATTGCCATCTAGTATGAAATCAGTAAATATATTTGTTCTGAAATCTTGCGCTGATTGATAAGGGTTTGGGTTGAAATTTAAGAGATTTAAGAGTGTTTTTTGTCTAAGTCCTGATTGTACATCAGAATTTAATTTATTCTTTACATCGTAGTCTAAACTAGCGCAGGCACTTACTACCATATTAGTACCACGATTTACTGCTTCTAGTTTCTGAAAAGCAATTTTGTGACTGAAAGCAGCCACAGAGCCAATATTTATGCCTTGCTCTCTACGAATTATTTCCTGAGCTGGATTTAGTTTTTCTACTATCCAGGCTCCTACATTATTATACCATGCCATTTTTATACCTTAGGTAAAGGCGCTAAAAAACGAACCTGTAGTAACTTTAGTAGCGGGTGTCTTACCCTGATGCTTATCCCGCTGTATATCAACCCAACGCTCTTGACGTTGAACTGAGTTAGGGTCGGGTGCTTTACCAAATATCTTATGTAAGTTGACGTGGTGTTTATTACACAGAGTTCGTACCAGATCATAAAGTTCTGTTCGGTGCTCTGCTATAAACTCGTCCCTTACAGCTAATATTCCATCATCAGTAGAAATATCGTACTTTTTTACTTTAGCCCATACATCTAGCAGAATTGTAATAGAGTGAAAGTGGTGCAGCTCAAGATCTTCTTTAGTACCACAAATGTAACAGTGGTCCTGCTTTTCATATGCTGCTTTAGCCTTATCTCTTACGTGTTTAACCGGAATGCGTTTATTACCAGTATTTTTTGCCATAATTTTTTGCACACATTATGTGAATGCTCCTATTATATCACTACAGCATAAAGAAGTCAACATATAAATTTTTTCTGCTATACAACTAATAGTTCGTTTATTGAATATAATTTTTTCATGTATCTGGAAGGTTTATCCAGTACTGAACTCTCTAAATCCCCGGGTCTACGTGGGCCTGATAATACTTCGAAGTCTACTCCATTTGACTTTTTAAACTGATCTACCATCTCTCTTACTGTATAGCCATTACCGTGCCCCAAGTTTTCAATAGAGTTTGAGGGCGTTTCTATAGCTAGAATAATTGCGGCACAAATTTCTTGTACGTGTACATAATCACGTATAGCAGTACCATCCTTAGTATTGTAATCTGTACCATAGATGGTAAATTTACCAGTAAAAGTAGCCAGTTTTAGTTTACTCATTAATCCATCAGGATTTGTTGGCTGAAATCCAGCAGTACCTATTACATTATGAAATCTAAAAATTGTATAGTTAAATTTACGATATTCTTGTACTACCTGTTCAGCAGCTAGTTTACTGATAGCATAGGGTGAGGAGCAATCAGGAGCGCAACCAGTACTAGCAAATATAAAATTATCACAGGGTAGCCCAACTACCCTCATAGTACCATTTATATTTGTATCGTAGTAGTCATAAGGGGCTTCCTTACTCTCACCCACCTTTACTAAAGCTGCTAAATGCACTACTGCATCAAACTTATCAAATCTACCAAGTAAGGTTGATCTAATATCTGAATAGTAGTGTTGATGTACTTGGGCTAATGGAGAATTTACATCTAATCCCCATACCTCATAGTCACGGCTCAATGCCTTGCATAGGTGTGATCCTATATACCCTGAATTTCCTGTTACTAATATTTTTTTCATAATTCGTCGTAAGTATAAACTTTTTTATCTGAATCAAGTATTAAACCATCATAGTTTAAATATTTTTTAATAATGCCTCTATGCTCGGCTAACTCTTCATTAGTAATATTTATAATATCAAATGCTGCATAGTAATTTTTATTTAAAAATTCTTGTAAATTTTCTTGTAAGATAGTTTTTTTAGATAATTTAGGTAGTTCCTGTAAATTAGTAAAATTATCGTAAATTATCTTTCCCTCACTGGATACAAAGGAGTGCTCTACATAGAATAAATTTTTTACTTTTGGTAAACTATACTTATTCCACCAATAACCAAAAGCAGGCCAAAATTCACAATTAATTCTGTGAGACATATCCATTAAGTAGGGGTCAACTAATTGTTTTATATATTCAGATTTAAACCAAAAAAAGTTACCTTTAAAATGCCAGTACCACATTGAACCTACTAGATCAGCACCCATGTTTAGATGGTGTAAACAAGTAATACCATTATCAATTAGTCCATACATCATTAAAGATGCCCACTGTAATCCATTATTTAATTCTAATATATCTGTTTTACTAGAGCCTTTGCAATGAAGATACAACCCATAAAAATCTAACTCATTACTGTCTTGCCAAAGTTTCCTTATAGCTGGAAATTCATAGCTGGTATAATCTAGTTCATTATTAACATATTCAATATCTAATTCATTAAGAAAATGATAAGGGGTCCAGTCTTTAGAGTGAATGATAATTATTTTTTCATTCTTTAATATACTAGACTTTATTTTAATAATAATATTAAATAAACTGGCTTCAGTATGGGGTAACTTATTACATGATATATAAATACGAATAGGTTTCACTTTTTAATTCCATAAAAATATAGGTCAGGATGTGGAAATCCTATTTGAAATTCATGTTGTGAAAACATATCTTTTATATTTAAATTATCTAAAAAGTCTTGTTGGGTTAAATTTTTATAGTACTCCCACCCTATACCCACAGTTAGTGGACTATCATGAGGACTAGTACGAGTGGTGCCATGTTCTGCTCTACCAGTTGTAGCACAAGTCATAAATACTAAACCTCCTGGTTTAGTCATTCTGTACATATTACGAAATGTTTCCACCCAATAAGGATTATGTTCAAAACACTCACAACTTCCTACAGTATCGTAAGTTTCATCTGGACTATCTAAACTTTGGCCGTCACACACTAGATCAACCCCAGGGCCCGGTCCTACATCAATACCTAAATAGTCACAAAGATTAAAAAATACTCTTATAGATCCATTAATATTAAGACTACCTACTTCAAGTACTTTTTTATTATAGAACGAGTCTGGAAATTTCTGCTTTAATCTTTTAATGAATTCAAATTGTTGCTGGTGTGCCATAAGGTAGTTCTCTTTTTAACCAATCTAAATTAGTTCTATCATAATTACGTTCATACCAGCCTCCCGCCACATGAACATCCATTACCATTTTAAAATATTCTTCATACATTGGAGCTACTCGTTCTAGTGAGAAATTTTCTCCCCAGCGTCTGCAGTTCTTAGGGTCTATTTTATCTATATTTTGAGCAGCCCATACAAATTGGTCAAAAGTTCGGCAACGATATCCAGTATGCCCATGAAGATTATTTTCAGCAAATGATCCCCAGTCTGTAGTAATAGTTGGAGTTCCTGAAAGTAAAAGTTCTACTTGTACACCGCCAAAAGGTTCGACATACATAGAAGCAACAAATGCACCTTTAGCATTACTCATTAGTTGACGTCGTTTTTCAACATCAGCATAGCCTACAAACTCTACATGAGGAGGAAACATTAAATTATCAGGGTTTTGCCCTGCAATTTTAAGTTTAGCTCCAATTGCTTGAGTTGCTTGAATAGCAAGGTGTACTCCTTTACCCTCATATA